TCCTGTAGCTATTGTACCTAGAGTGGTAATGTTTGTGGATCCTGCCCATGTGCTGAGTGCTGTATTTTCTACATTATCAAGGCTTAAATCCGTTTTAGTTTCTGAAGCGGTTCGTCCTTCTAAACCGCTTGCTGTAAACTTTGCATAGTCATCATCTGCTACACTTGCGGAATCTATTACAACGCTATTTGTATCAGCTATACCAAATGTTAATGCATTCTGTTTAGCATTCCAAGTGGCAGCGGATGAGATGTAAGTATCACCAATAGCCGTGCCAGTCCAAGAACCAGCTGTAACAGCTCCTAAGTCGCTAATAACAAAATTTACGCCCGTATCTTGTATAATTTTTCCCGTAGTAGAATCAAAGCGAGCGACAGAATTATCTACCGCACTAGCCGGTCCAGCAACATCACCAGCTGATCCTGGATGATTCTCCCACGTGATTGTATCTGGTGCTTGATTATATGTTAATACAAAACCATCCTCAAGAGCGCCACCTAATACAGCGCCAAACGTATCCACGGCGGTAGAAACTATAACGCCACCTTTCGCTATGCTGGTCATTCCAGTACCACCGCCAGCCACCCCTAAGGTTGCTGCTAATGCTGTAGCTACAGACGCTGTGCCTGTTAGGTCACCCGTAACATCACCCGTAACATCGCCTGTGACATTACCTGTAACATTACCAGTTAAAGCTCCTGTAACGTCACCTGTGACATCCCCCGTTAAATCTCCTGTCACGTCTCCGGTTACATTACCCGTTACATTACCAGTTAAGTTACCAGTTACATTACCTGTTACGTCTCCTGTAAGAGCGCCAGCAAAGGCAGCAGACGTGATCGATACCATAGGGGTTACATGACCTATAGTTGTTGGTAAATCTACCCCGACTGCGCCGGTCGTCGGAGACGTGGTTAAATTAGTACTTCCAGCAGTTACGCTAGTTACGGCTCCAGTCGCAAGGCCAGTGATAGCGGAAACTAATACCTTCTTAGACGAGTTATCTGTTACATCCTCTATAACAACATAATCTGTAGCTACTGGCGTAACTGGCGTTAATTCTGAGGCTTTGAATGACAGAGTGGTAGTGCCAGTGCCACCAGACATGGAATCGCTTGCTACGGCTAAAATACCAACGTCGCCAATGATACCCTCGTTTAGGAAGTAATCTCTTGCCTCTTTAAAAGATATCTGTTGATCTATCGAGGGGCTTTGTGTTACATATAATACTTTATCTTCTAGACCGGCGGTTGTACCAACACCCGGCATATCTACAACTTTTGTGGTAGTCAAAGCCATATTATGATCCTGCTGTTTCTAGTAGTACGCCACCAGTCTCTTCGAGTACAACTGCAGTTATATTGTCTACGCGAGTCTGAACATTAGAACCGAACGGCCAATATGAGCTTGGATCCAAGGCGAATGACTGTGTGCGCTTGAAGTAGCGTCTTGTAGAGCCGCCTGCTTGCAAGGCTATAGTTTTTAACCGCCCTAATAGATTCTGTAGTTGTCCTGCATATATATTATAATCAGGTTGCTGATAATGAGCCTTCATAGTAACGATACCATGCAACAAAACAAGTTGTGGGTTAATCGTCGTAGTATCTGCGTCGTCTTCCATGGGGCCTAAGGCTGCATTATACTCAAGTTTCAACTTGTATGCATCATTCGGTGTTGGCCATAGTTCCAGTTTAGGACGAACCTCACCTTTACTCGTGCTATCGTTTAATACATCCCACCGGGTAGACCATTGATTATTAATGACGGGGTCAATATTGTGTTGAGCGATGCCAATCCCTATTTGGCACTCAAAGTACATGCCGCCCGTATCGCGCTGTATAGAAACGGTTAATGGTTTACTTGGGTCACAGTCGTCAGGGAAAGGATATAGATTAACACCGGTGACTGTAGAACCAGGTGTGGTATCATTCACTCTATGAGTTAATAGGTCACCAAACTCATAAAATAGTTGGTCTTGCGCGCCTCGTAGTGCAGAATTAAGCAGATCCTTTTGCAGGATCGCTCCATTACCAGAAGAGCTAAACCCTAGTCTCTGCGCTAGTTCTGTTCTTAGGCTTAGCAGTGTTCTCGCCGCCATCGATTACCCTCTCTTTTGCAGCGTTCTCTTCCATAGCAGAAGATAACGCGGTTTGATATTGAACGCCATACGTAGATCGTAATTGTTCTTCACCATACTTCTGCCACAACCGCTCTACCTCTCGTTCGTAACTTTCTATCTCCCAGTTCTCGGATACGCCCTTCTCTCCAATAGTAAGACTTTCTGGCCCCCAATGATTCAACATAGCAGGAACCTCATACAGTGGTACTATATATTTATACGTTGAGAAGCTGTCCTTCCTAATCTCTACTTCTACAGTAGGCATTGAATACATATTTTTCTCCCTTTAAAAGTGAGCGGGGGGAACAAAATGCTCCCCCCTACTCGGTACAACTTACGCACCACTTGCTGAAATTACCCCGTGACAATTACGGCGGTTTGCGGTTAGCGCACCTCGCCAGGTCATACCCCAGTAGTAGTTATAGCTAGTATGTTCACGAGGAGGTTTTCTCGCGATCATATCATTACCTTCAATTGGTCGAAGGAAAAGATGGTTTAGGTTAAGCATATAGCAGCGTTTTGTCCAAGGTACAATCTTGTTCATGCTACTACCGCCGTCTTTCACAGTACACTGATCGAAAGTTGGATCCCAGATGATGGGAACGCCATTAAAGAAAAGGCCGGTAAAAGTACCCATATCCTTAATCTCTAGTGACGGGTCGTAGTTCCAAGGTGCAGACATGGAGCCGGGCTGTACAGCATAACGAGACATTGCAGTTGCAGAAGCTAGTTCATAGCCTTTAATGAAATCAGTGCCAGCAAGAAGGAAGTTCGGAGAACCACCATTCTTTTGACACGAACGCCACATATCCTGCATTGCACCCACAAGAGTTGCATTTGGGTAACCCTGCGCTACGGGTACAACGCCAGAAGTATCTAGGCCAAGACCGTAGTCGAAATGGTTATGCCACCAGGTTTCACCGAAGGCAATGCCCGCGATACCCAATGCCGATGGGTTCATATTTACAATGTAATCAAGGCCATTGATAGCCGCATTTGGTGTCATCGCGGAAGTGCCAGGATTATACTGCCCATCCAAGTGAAGTGAAAGATCCAACATCTCTTCGAAACCCAAACGTAGTGTTTCCATAGCTTCGTTGAACACATTCGTCAACTGAACTAAAGAAGCATCGCCTGAATTGCGAGGATTCTGTGAATCACCTATAAGAATACCGTTACCTAGCAAATAATCCTCAGAGAACTTAAAGCCGTCATGGGCCGAGTTCCATGGAAAATAAACCTGACGAGTTGTATCTTTTACAGCGTAAGCTACTGAATCGCCAGTTGCAAGTCCCGTATCACCAAACCATTTAAATTCGTTTGATCCATACGATGTTCGCACCTGTTCAACAATAGTCTTGCCCGCTGAACCACCACTACCGCCGCCATAAGGCTTCTTTTTAGCCATTAGAGCTTTTAGTAGCGGTCGCTGTTGAGCAACCTGGTCGATAGGTTTATTCTTGAGAAAGTTAGCTAGAGACACGTATCCCAACGACGTTACATCCGTCGCGGTCAGGGTCATCTGACCGGTACTAGCGGTTGGTAATGCCATGCATTGAGCCTCCTAAAAAAAGTTAAACTATATAAACAGGTTGGCCACACGAAGACCAATACGTGCTACTGGTGATGAGCCCAGCTTACATCGAATCCTGTTAACTGTTGTGCATTACCTCCAAATGAGCTCGTAAAAACTCAGGTGTAACCTCAGCCTGTCCAAGTTCTGTAGGAGGCGGCGCACCACCGCCGGTTCTGCTGGGTGCTAGGGGCCCAGACTTTTTACTAGCATTCCCGTTGGTTTGAACGGCGGCGTTCATTCCACGCGAAAGTACATTATACTGCCATTTAATAGTATTCAACCATTGCTCCGGTGGAATACCTGATCGAGATACTTCTTGCCCTATCTCGACCATGTGATCTTTTTTCAAATTATAATCAGGATCAGAGTTGACTAAATCATTTTCCCACTGCGTTATGTCTTTATACGCTTGATCAGCGTGAACTCTTCGTTGACTGTCATGCTCATGTTGCTGTTGTTGCGATTCATAATAATCATTCCTGGCTTGATGTTGTGCGCTTTCGTTAACGCGCTGCGACGCCAATTTAGATGCCCATTCTTCGCTCATCTCCAAGTTGTCAACAGCCTTGGAAAGATCTTCAAAGTCCCCATAACTAGCATCTTCATTGCTAGTTCTATTAACGCCCAACTTACTGCCAATCTGATCTGCAAAACTATCTAACGCTTTTAAGGCTTTTACTGATTCATCATAACTGCCGGAATTTAAACTACGAAATACCTGTAAAGACCAATTCAACTGTTCCGGACTTGTACCAGAATCCATGATATGTTCCTGTAACTCTCCAGAAACCTTTAAATTGTCGTTGCTATCTTCTAACTCTTTAGCCCGGTTTATCCAGTGTTCAAAACGCTCCTTCGCCTTAGGTTTTAAGTTACCATAAACCTCGGCATCTTCTTCGTCTAAGTCTGGTTGCGCTTCGCTGTCCTGGCTCTCTGAAACTGCTTCTTCTGATGCCTCTGATTTATCAGCCTTTGCATCGATGGACTCTTGCTGTGCTGTCTCAGCTTCTTTGTATGTGGGAGTTTTAACGTCGGACGCTGCGTCTGCTGCGGGCTCTGATTGCTCATCCTCTACACTCTCCTCTGTTGCTTCGATAGTGGGTGCTTCTGGTTGTTCGCCCTCCTCTGCTCTTATATCATCTAACGCGTTTTTCATCACATCGTAAGTTTCATTGAATTGCTCTTGCGACGGTGTAATTTCTAGTTCATCTGCCATTTTATTTCTCCCTTGTTACTACCGATATTGATTTCTTGTGCGCTGATTGACTCTATTTTGAGGGGCATTTTGAACCTCATTCAATCCTTGCGGTGGTGGAACAGCATTGCTTACTGGTTGAGGATCACCCCTACCCATAGCCTGTTGCATCATTTGATCTTGTGCCATAGCCTTTTGCATTTCTTCTGGTAACGGCGGTAAGAACTTAGCAATATCAATTCTCTCGTCAAACCTCTTGAAGGTTTCCTCTAGTAATTGTACATATGGATTAAAATCATCCGGTATACCCACAGACCTCATCTGTTGCACGGATTCTATATTCTGCATAATAATTGGCATTAATTCTATCCAACGCATGCGCTCATCATTGCTATCCGGCATTCCTGTACTACCAGCAATAATATCTAGATAAACAGAATCATACAACTGTTGTTTATTTAATATTGGCCAAAAAGCATTTGGACCCGCTATCGCCATAGCTTTATCAGGCGTGATCTCTTGTAGCAAAACCTCTGCAGCGAACCACCCTAATTCTCTCAGCCAATCTTCTGTGATATCTACTTTTTCTTGTATACGTGTCGCTAGTCCAGCCTGCTGTATGTTAGCTTCTGTAGCTGTTTTTGAGCGCTGAACGCCACCACGCTGTGCGTCACCCAAACCACTTATCCACTCCATATCTGTTCTTAATGGCGATGTATCATACACCTGTGGATTCATAGGCGGTGGAGTAGCAGGTTGAAATACAGAACTAACATTCTGCCCCGATGCATTGATTAGCGCTATCTCACCAATAGCGGCATTGCTGAAAACTTCAATATCTTCATAGTTAACACGTGAAGCGTCAGCCACATAAAACGGTGCAGACAACTCGCGATGCTTCGCCATTTGTGTTCGTATCGTATTGTATTCGTCTTGTAGACTCATCAATAATTCTGTTTCAGACACTGGCCATTCTTGACCATCAATCCAATTCAACCCCATTAAGAAATACGGGAAAAACTTATCACCCATCCTATTGGGTGCGAAAGGATCCTTCAACCACCCTTTACCACCCTCAGCAAACGTATACACTGTCTGCGTTGTTCTATCCCAATACTCCCATACAGCTACTGCTGTATTAACTTCTTCGTCACCCCATGACGGTGATGTTTCATCGCGTTTGACACGGTTTAGAATACCGTCATTCGTGCGTCGATAAATTGTGAAGGCCTTAACTTCATCTCTAGAGATTTGAAACCTATCCATGACATCGGAAGGTGTCATCCAGGTCACATTAGCAATCCATTTCGCTTGATGATAATCTTGTAGGGTATCCAAAGAAGTATCCATTCGGAAGTCTTCTGGTCTCACAAAGCCAAGATTCAAACCCTCACGCTGCAACACATCAACCTGCTGTTGCAAACCGTTCATGGTATCTTGTATCTCCTCCATTAACTCATCTTTGTCACCACCATAGGTTCCTTGTTCGGTTAGCTCTTTCACGTCCGTTTGCATGCGCGCTAAACTATCTTGAGCATCGTTAAACTGTCGACTAACTAGAGGATCTGTATAGTAGTCACGTTGATAGGTAACTTTTATAATACCAATTTTGCTGGTCATACAGGAACGTACAACCTGCTTTGCTATCTTTTTTAGATCAGCGCGCTTCAGAGATTCATTTACAATGATTTCTAATGTAGAAGCAAACATATCAGCAACTCTATACTCTGACCCGCCGGCATCTACATATTTATTAGCACGGATTTTAATTTCTGGATTTTGCGCATATATATACGGCAATAGACCTTGAAGGGTAGCATGAATAATATTACCCTTGATAGAGCGCCCACCCTCTAGCGAGGCTTGAGTAGAGGTCATTAACATAGACCTGGCATTTAACTTGCCAAGCGCATAAACTCTAGAGCTTTCTATCTCTTTATACTGCTTCTTCCACTTTCTATAAGATAATTCAATATCTTTTGTGAATTTCTTAAGTAAGCCAGGAGCGTCCGAAGGGACATTGTACGATGTCGCTGTGTTTTCTACATCAATGCTTAAAATATCTAAGTCGGCCATTGTTCATCCCCGGTGTATAAGTCGTCTAACTTATCTAACCACTCAAGCGTGAATGGTTTAGGTTTTTTGGGTTTCGCTTGCGGTTTTGTTGATTTAGCTCGCTTTAGCATTAAACCGTATCGCGTCGCGTCGAACAAGTGATCCTCTGCGCTCGTGTCAATATCTTCAATCCTCTTGGTGTCAGCAGGTAAGGAAGGAACCGTGCGCAACCAATGCCTGCACGTTTTAAAAACTTGTAAACTGTCACTGGATAACCTATCAACAATTTCTTGCAAGCCTTGCACTCTAGATCCTGGACCTTTCGAGCTAGACTCCCACACAACACCATGATCAGCAAATACGTCTGCAACACTTTTATGGCGACCGTCACGCATGAAGATCGCAGAATCTGCAACATTGCTCTTGAATCTAACACCCTGGTCACGCTCTTCTTCCTCAGCATTTAAAATATCCTTTGCTATTTCTTCTATTGGGCTTTCACTACCCTTGTTGGGTTTAGAGCTCCAGTAGAGTTCTCTGTAGATATAGATTATACCATCATAGTTCTGCGTAAACCAGACGCATCCAGCTGGTGACTTAAAACCGTGATCATAAGATTTCCAACGTTTCCACTCTAAAGGTATTTCAAAGGATTCAACAATGTGTCTATTGGGGTCCCATGAACATTCAAAGAAAGCGCCCGGCGCTATGTTCCAATCACCATCTAACCATGCCTTTACAAGCCATTCTGGTCCACTCTTTCTGATCCGGTCAACGTAACCCGGGTCGTTCTCCATCAGAGGAGTGTTGTCTTGGATCTTAGATGGAATAAAAATCGATTCCCCATCGTCATTGTCGATGTACCTTTCTTTTACCCAGTTATGCCCTGGCCCGCCTGGGTTAGCAGAAGCTCTGAACAGAACCGGTACGCCGGCAGCAGAACGCATT